TATGACTAGAACTCTGGGGTCTGGCTCATCTTGGAACTTGCGGAATATTTCTGTGCGCCTACCTACAGGTACACCCCCGTGGATTACGTCTACCGTGTAGTTGCTCTTGCGTAGCTCTTCGTATATAACCTAGATAGCATGGCGGAACGGTACAAATACAATAACCTTGTGTGTAGACTCTTCTATAACTTCTTTCAGCACAGACATACGACTGCTGGAATCGAACGTCACCACTTCACCACTATCCGCATAGACTGAGCCACAGGCAATCTGCAAAAGTTTATTTAGCTTGACCGCCGCATTGACTGCCGTTACTTCTTCTCCCGCTGCTTCCATAGCCATCACCTTACGGAGCTTCTCGTAGTAGCGTACCTGCTGGGATGTCATCTGCACCTCACGCTCGGCATACAACAGGTCGGGTAGGTCTAGGCATTCTTCTTTAGTAAATCGAATGGCAGGTTGCAGTAGTGTGCATACTATCTGCTCTGCTTCTTTTTTAGGAGCCCATTTGAACATCGTAATTTTGTGCATTACTTGGTCACGAAACATCGTAAAGCTACGGGGTGCAGTTGATGGGTTAAGTAGCTTAGCCAGCCCGTACGCATCGAGTGGGGATTGAGACGCTGGGGTTCCTGTCAGCATCCATAGCCACGTATCTAGTTTGATTACTTGCTTCATAGCTTTCCACCGGGCAGTGGTTGCAGTCTTGTAATTGTTAGCTTCGTCGATCACCACCATGTCGAACTTTGCCTTGATGATGTCGTCGAGCACTATGGAGATGCCGTCGTAGTTAATGATGACGAACTCTGCATCCGAGTTGATGATCTGCTGCCGCCTTTCTTTAGTGCCGTATGCGATTCCTATCTTCCGGTGCATAGCCCCTCTAAAAATATCGTTCTGCCACGCGGCTTGCATAATTGATAGCGGACAAACAATCAATACGCGCTTGATGTATTTAGTTTTCATCAAGTAATCACACGCCCACGTAACTGCTAATGTTTTCCCGGTGTTACCCGATGCAAATACGCACCCGTTACGGCGAAATATTAAGAATGTGCTGGGTACCGTAAAACAATATTTAAATCCGTCGGTAGTCAGCGCTAACCCCATTGTTGGGACGTTCCTATTTCTTAATGTGAGGAGACCGCTGCTGCGTAAATCACCCCTTGCAACAACCGTATAGCAAACCCCCCCTTTATATTTATCTCGGGTGTCTTCTAATATCCGGGCTACTTTGCCTTGGGAGTTCCAAGCGTATTGCACAAAGTCAGCCGAAGCTTTAGAGGTAGAGAAAAAGTTAGCCCCTTTGTTACCCCCGCGCACCGAACCGTCCCAGTGAACTACCTCGTCTGCAATAATTTTTAATTGCTGTGAATCGCATGCCCAGAATTGAGCATCAAATTCTTTAACGTGCAACGGTGCCACGAACGTGAATATGTGAAACCCTTGGGCTGTGGGCGTGTCTTGCAGGCGTTCTTTAAACGGTATTTCTGCTGCCACCAGTAGCATTCGCAGCCGCTGAATTTTTCGCTCTTTCTTGATACGGATTACGGTATGGTTGTTTTTGTTTGGTATGTGCCCATCGGCAATTACGGCTACCTGTACACGGATTTGGGCCCCTGTTAAAGCCATACCTGTACCCCCGGTTATGGAATACGTTGCGGGTATAGCCATACTGCTGAACCCGATAGTCTCCGAACCCGCCTTACGTAAATTGGGGCGCACAACCCCCGAGTGCCAATCGTTGTGTGCCGCCAAAACATCCGCCGCCGACATAACGCACCGCTTGTCGTATTTGTTTGAATGTATGAGCATTCGATGTTCTGGAGACAGTTTTTGGTCAACCCCATACTTTGTCTTTACCGTTACCATTTCTTCGCAGGGTTTTTTAACAAACGCTTCTGGCTGCACAAACTCTGCGCTTTTAGTTTCCGGGTGGTACTGCGCTACTAGCCCTTCCGAATAGTCGGCAATCCTTCGCCATCCGGTAGGGGATAAGTATTCTGTATCCGCGTCAACGCATCCGGGGTCAGAGAAACAAAATGCCCGTCTGTGCAGAGTTAGGAATGCAGCGGTTTGTTTCTGGTGCGTGAACGGTTGGTAGATTCCGGGCCACTTGTATTTGGCAACGATGGGGGAGGGTACGTTTTTTATCTTTAGGTTCTTTAGCACCTGTGCTTCTTCTAGACCCCAGTGAACCATCACTGTGCTTATCTCTCCTTCTTCTATGAGTGCGCTCTTCGGTATCACGCTGAGAACTTTGTACGGGTTCTTTAACCGTAGCTTTAATGCTTTTCCGTCGATGATTTCCATGATGCTCCAATGCAAAATAGACCGAAAGTGGAATCCACGATCAGTCGGTAGGTGACACCTTACGGGTGTCATTCGACCAGATCATTCTAGAGGAGAAGCAAACTCTGGCTGGTGCGGTTTAAAGGGTTCAACTTCAAACAACCCCCGTGCCGCCACTCACACCGAACGCGGCACGTATTAAATTATTTCTTCTTTGGCTTGTTTACCTTTACCGTGTGGTCGCTGTTGCGACTGAACGAACGGTTGGCGCTTGGTGTCGTGAGTTGCAAGTTGCTTTTACTTGTACTCCCACCCTTAGATAGAGGGCGCTTGTGGTCAATATCCTTGCCCTTGCGGTCAATACCCTCGCTGTCGTACAGGTCGCGGGCTTGCTCTCGTTTTCGTCTTGTAGGCAGTTCATTTCTATCTAGCTGCTGTTGGTATTCTTTTGAATACGGGCGGGGCTTATTAACGTAAGGCATTTCATTTCCTTCCACAGTGGGCGCAGGATGACACCCAGCAATAATTTTTACATAGTCCATTTGGCTTTGCGTTCCAAACGTCGGCGCTGTACGCACCTTCTAACATGGTTACTTTAGGCATCCAGTTGCCCCAGTACCTGTGCTGCTGCTCAACTTCATACACGGCAGGGACAAACTTGTTCTCTGCTAGAAACAGCAGGCCACCTTTTACTTTTTTAATCTCCGGGAACATCTTGAATATAGCCAGCGCCATGAGTTCTATCTGCCCTAAATCTGCATACCGGGACTTGCCTAGCTTGTAGTCGATGACGCGGGCTTCGCCTTTTTCGCGGTCTAGAATAATCAAGTCAGCTACACCCCGGAACCAGCAGTCGGGGGAGGAAAAGTCACAGGGCTCCAGCTTCTCCGTCAGTGCCAGTTTAAACTCACAGAGCTTCTCACCCGGCATTTTAAGTAGGCTGTCGAGCGAAGGCTTTATGAAGGCGAACTTTGCCGGGATTTCTACGCCGTCACGTACGTACAGTTCCGCAGCTTCATGGACTATCTTGCCATAGAGCGCTTGCTCACCCTCGGGCTCCTTGATGTCTTTCAACACCTTGATATGGTAGTACTTTTTAGGGCACGTTGTAAAGGTCTTCAGGCTGCTGAATGACCATGCGGGAATCTTCGCCATTAACAATCTCCGTAACTTGCACCCGTACCGCTTTCGCAGTTGGCAGGTAGACCATCAGCCCACGACGGAACCCAGCGCATACAGGATTCAACATAGGCCCGCGCTTCGTCAGCTTCTTCCTGCTTCACTACGATACCAATAGAGTCATGCACTGTTAGCACGACCTTGTAACGCTTGGCAATTTTCAGCATTTGCTCACCAATGATACACCTTGCGATTCCCTGAGTAAAGTTTTCGACCATTTTGCCGGGATATATTTTGATATCTCCTTTGCGGGTTGTATACGTGAACTGTCTCTTATCGTTTTCCACTACTTCCTGCAAGTTGTTATAGTAGATATGTAGCCCGTTCGGGAGGAGGATACCTTTGCCATCCACTGTCAGCAGGCCGTCCCTTCCTAGTTTCATGGTCATGCCGCGTACCATGCACCGCAGGGCTTCTTGAGACTCACGCCATAGGGCAGGGATCATCGGGTAGGTGCTGCGGTAGGTATCTATAACGCGTTTAGCTTCGTCCGCCTCGATTTCCGCTGCAAAGGTTTTTAATTGGGCTTTGAACTTCACCGCGCCCATACCATAGCCCGCAGCCAAGATTGTTACTTTGCCAACAAATCTATCGTCTTTTGTAATTTCATCAATATGCTTGTTGTAGATAGCGGAGGCCATGATCTTGTATACGTCCTGCCCATTGGCGAACGCGCTTACCAAGTCTTCCTGACCAGCTTCCCAAGCTAACGCTCTAGCCTCGATTTGAGAAGAGTCAGCGTCAACAAACACGTAACCCTCTGGCGCTAGGATAGCCTTCTTGAGCCTACCCGCATTGACTCCCCGGCTTGGCAGGTTTTGCAGTCCTACGAAATCAGTTGAGCCCCAACGTCCAGTGTGTGCTGCATAGTACTTGAGCGGTACTGGGAACAGCCCCCTGTTGCTGATATCAATGAACCGTTGTGTGCGGGTTTCCTCAAGGGTTGACTTCGTTCCGATACGTGCAGCACACAGCGCCTGTACACGAACATCATCGTGTTCAAGTAACTCTTTAAAGGCTTCATCGGTCTTGGAAAATGCAAGCGTAGGCTTGCCTGTAGTGGGGCTGATCTTAGTGGGGGCTTCTACACCCAAACTTTTAAGCATCAAGGCAAACTTGGGGTTGCTCATCAATGTCTTGCGTACTTCAACCTGCGTTTCAGTGTCACCCACCAGAAGCTTTACCACCAGCTCCTCCTCTCCTATGGCCCCCAGTGCGCTAACCAGATGCGCTTTCTTTTGCGCAACCGTGTCAATTAAGTGCAGAGTTAACGCCCCAGTGTCCAAACGTAGTACAGGATGGATAAACATACTCAGGGTCAAGTCGATCAGTTTTAGTTCGCTCTTGGGGAACCCCGCTACCATCATCTTTTGGAAGATAGCGTACGTCAACTCTACGTCGTTGCGGCAGTACTCCGCATAGCGGGCTAAGCTGTCCGTAGAAAAATCTGCCCGACGCATTCCTTTAGCGTCATCTACCTCTGTACCTTTGACACCCACAGCGTATCGTTCAGCCATTGCTTTGAGTGAGACACTTGCATCTACCCCATGCAAAGCGCGTCCCATGCTCATAGTATCTAGCCAGCCTTTAGGCTTCACGCCGTAGCGCCACGACAAGATAGCACCGTCGAACATAGTGTTGTGTGCCAGCACCAGCGAATCTTCCCAAGGCAGCGCATCTAGTACGAATTGAATATGCGCGTCATCACCAGAAACCCATGTCGTCGGGCCGTTGTCAATCTTGTATGCAAACCCTATCGTCTCGAAACCCGCATCTCTTACGTATGCCTCGGTGCTGATCTTAGTTAGGCTGTACGTCTGGTCGTAGTAAGTTTCAAGGTCTAACGTGATTAAGTGTGTCATGCAAAAGCTTTTCTAATTCCGTTAAGTTATCTTCTCGCGCAACAAATATTACGCCCCCAGCTTTGATTATTTTGGATAGCTCTCGGGTCTGCAATTCCGTTAGCTGTCCTTTGCCTGCCTTGCACTCGATAGCAAGAAACCCACCATCTATGCAGCCAATGATGTCGGGGATACCTGCTTTACCGTACCCGTTAGCTGGGGGCATGAAGTTGTAGATACCCAGTTTGTCAAGAAGGGCGCGCACCCTAGCTTTAACTTTTGCCTCGGCTGTTTGTGCCATTACACAACTTTGCCTGTCTCAAGCCTGTCGGACACGAGCTTGGCGTAGCCTGCAATGTCAGCCCACGAATCGTAGTAGTCCGGGTCGCCGTTAATAATGCGGCCTATCTTAT